ATAATCATTTTACCAGCCATCATAGCCTCGGTTAATGCTAATCCCCATCCTTCGTTTGAAGTGATAAGCATTCCAACGTCTGCTATATTATAAAGTAAATTCATTTGAGGAGTATCTAATCTCTCTTGTGAGAAGAATACATTTACATAACTATCATCACAAATTGCTTCTCTTACTGCATAAAGATCTGTACCATTTTCATCTACAGCTTGTGTATGCATTACTAGAGCACATTTCTTAGCTTTCTCTTCTCCGATCATATCACAGAACATTCTATAGGATAGAATTACATCTCCTGGAGATTTTCTTCTAATGTTTCTAGAGTTAAAGAATGCTACGAATTCAATATCTTTTCCTTGAAATAAATTTTTCTTAAATTGGCCTAGAGCTTCTAATTCGTCTACCGAAGTCATAGGAAAGAAATGCTTATCGTTTATTCCATGAGGAACGTACTTAATAATTTTATCTTTAGCTTGCTCTCCTAAAACTATTTCATTAATATTTTTAGTCTGTTTTGAGATTGCCATCAACAAATCACATGATTCGTAATAGGGTTTGTTGTACAGAGGTGCTGGATAATCATCCCAGATGTTTAAATACATTAAAGGAATTTCATTTCTAATCTCTCTTTCAATTTCAAATAACCAAGTCCAATATCTTGGATCAGTAAAGATGAAAATAGCATCTGGTTTTTCTGAAGCAATCAAGCCTCTGATTTGCATTGCATCTCCGTATCCGTTGTTAGGTAGAACCCTCACCCAAGCATCTTCGATACCGGCGAACTTGTTTACCTCTGCTGAGATGTCAAATCCTTTACCTGCTTCTGGATGATTGATAGCTGCACCTACATTAAGCCAATTAAAGTGGTGTGATGTTCCTACAACAATCTCCCTTGCCATAGTTGCGATACCGGAATGCATCCTAATATCATCGCATAACAGAAGAATCTTTTTACGATCCTCTTTCTTAACATAACGAAATTTTTCTTTCATGTAACTATTTTAATTTAATATTTGTTTGTGTGTGTAACTTTTGCTTGAAGTTATCTTCTGTAAGATAAAGAAAAATTGCTCTGTCTACAAGCTTTTGTAAAGAAAATTTATGCCTTACGCATTGCTCTTTGAATTCCTGTAGAAGATCTTCTTCTACTTTAACTGATGTTAGTTTTTTAGTGTTCATTGTTTATATAATTATATTTATATATAAATATACCCTTATCCTAAAACACCTGCATGACAGTGCTCGGTACCTTTAAATTCGCAGAACATACAGTTTGATCTTGAAGGAGTCTTATCATACTCTTTATCAATATACTGTCCATGACTATCGAAGGCATCGTTAATAAATTTTGTAAGAGCAGTTGTTGCTTGACCTCTTTTGATCTTTCCTGAAGGAGGTACAAACTCTTGAACTCTTCTTCCCATTACTGCAAATTCTGGATTGGCAGGAACTTTTCTTTTAACGATAAAGTATTTTACATCTACCTTATCAACATCTATATCGAATTGTCTTGCTAGGAATTCTTTATAAAGGAGTAATTGTGCTAGCTTTTTATCATCTTTCTTTGCCCAGTCATTCCATCCTGAGGTTGATGTTTTGATATCTAGAATGATATATTTGTCATCTTGGTCGTCATACAAAACAATATCGATATATCCTTTAAAGAATACATTCTCGGCTATTTTATGTATAAGAGGAATTTCTACTCCAACCAGCTTGTAGTACTTGGTACCGAAGTAAACAGAGCGTTTCTTACGTACGTACTCTAGTATTTCAATACCATCATTATGAAACTCAGATAACTCTTGAGAGGTAGAGAAGTGTTTTCCATACTTTTCTTTCTCTTGAGCATAGATTGTTTGCATCTTTTCCAATAGGAGAGTATTCAAATCCATTTCATTTGACTTCTTCACTGTCCCTTCATAGAGTTCTGTTAACCATTCCTGCATCACTTCGTGTACTGCTGTACCAAAGACTGTATGAATGGAAGGCTTATACTCTTGCAATCCTTTAACATATTTTAATGCCCATTGATGTGGACAGGTATTGTATGCTAAGGTCTGACTATACGATATGGATTTGCTGATATTATAATCGATAACTGGATTACAGAAGTCTCTTATCAGGCTTACTTGTTTAAGAGTTTTCTTTGCCATCCTTTAAGGTTTTAATTTCTCTTTTTAAATACCATAATGCTTTCTCAAGCTCCTGGATTGTGTCGTCTTTCTTTCCTGCTCTTGAAATATACTTAATGGTATTACCTAAACAGAAACCTAAGTTCCAGGCTTCAATAACTTTTATGGCTTCGTAGGGATTATCTTTTCCTCCGTAATGGTTTGGGTGGTTTACTAATTCTTTCTTTTGACTTGGTTCGTCAATAGTAAACATGGCTTCTCTGTCGTTCATAATAACATTTTTATATAACTATAATATAAGAAAAAAGGCCTGTAAAAACAAGCCTTATTTAATTTATTTTATCAATAGATATGAGGTAGCGAGTATACCGGCATACGTTCCTACTTTCCATAGAAATGTTTTAGTCCTCTGCCCTTTCAATTCTTTATGTAATTGTTCTGAAAGCTCTTTTGATAACTGTAGTTGATCTTTCTGAGTATTAATTATGAATTGGTTGTTCTTATCTTTACTCTCTAATAAGGAAATAATAGTATCCTTCTGAGTTTCTCTTGCTTCTAGTTTTATAACTTTATCTTGAGTAAGTTTTAATTCTTCAACACATCCATCTCCTTTAAGGATATCTTTAATAACAAGCTTTGCTACAGGAACCTTAATTTGAACCTTTGTCGTATCTGTTTGTGAAAAACTGCTCAAGCTCGTTAGCAGTAAAACTGTCAACACTATTAACTTTTTCATTTGTTTGTTGTTTAATTATAGATATGTTATTATCTATATGGTGAATTTCTTTTGTGATATTTACTACGTTCTCTTTTACAGAGTCAATTTTAGTATCAATTTTTTCGTTAACAGCTTGTGCTGAATCTACTTTAGTTTGAAGGGCTTCAATTTTCTCTTTGTAACCTTTTACATCAGTTCTAATACTATTTGTATTAAAAATATTAAAACCAATTAAAAGAACTATAAGTAATAATAGTATATTTTGCTTATTTTGTAACATCTCTGTCTCCTTTATGTTTATCTAACTTATCCAATATCTGAGTAAGTAATTCGTTTTTTACAACACCTACCATTGAGGCATTTTTTAAAATAGAAATTAACTGGAACACTAGGAAGGGAGCCATGATAGTCTCACTTAACCAACTTGTTCCAGTAAATCCTTTTTCTATTGTTAATATAGCTGAAAGCATTACTGTCCAAAATACAAAAGTTTTTAATACACTTAATGCTTTAAAAGTCTGAAAGCCTTCTCTTTTAACTCCAGCCCATACCCCAAAGAACCCATCAGCAAATATTACAAATGCTACTGAAAGATATTGTTCGATGTTATCTGCTGTTAGATTCATAAAGTATGAACCTATAAATGCGCATGCTGTTGTCAATGATAATGTAATTAAAAGTGAAGTCTTCATCTTATATTTTACTATTTAACGTATTCGTAGTACTTTTTAGTTTTTTGATTTCTATCTTCTAACCCATGAGTACCACCGTTAATTCTTTTCGTAAGAGCTAATATGGCTGCATCGTTAATTCCTTTGTCGCATATCTCCCACAATTTGTTTTTGTCAAAGAAGAACATTGCTGATTCAAAAGAATAAGTCGTTGCTACTAGATCTGGATTAGTCATAATTTCTGGCTTGTTTAAATACTTAGCAAATGCTGCGTAGTTATCTTTACCAGTTAATTGAAGAGCACCTCTTCCTCTAAATTTGAAACCATCTCCTGATTTTTCATCACCGTTACCCATTCTTAATGCGTAAACTCTATTGGCAATCTTTTCAGGATTTCTAGCGTAAGACTCTTCTAAGTTACCTGGAAAGTATTTTCCAAAGATACCTTGAAGTCCTTGTGCTGAATAGTTTAAGTTTTCTGAGAATGCTTTAAATCCTCCTGATTCGTGTGACGTTTGAGCAAAGAAGTGAGCCGCTCTAACTGGTGTTAGTTTGTAAAACTCCATTGCTTTTTTCATTGTTCCAGGACCGAAAGCTCCATCTGCAGCTACTCCGATCTTTTCTTGTAAACTTTTTAAGCTCATAATCTAATTTTTATTCTTCGTTGTTTGATTTGTTTCCGTTTTTCATTGCTGCAAATTTCTCTAATACATCTGGAAGGAATGAACCTAATGTGATGTACATGAATGCATCAAAGATGTACTCGTTTAATTCTAACGCTTTACCCATGTAACCTGTTACAAGGTCTACAATAATAGCAATTACCATTACCATGAACGACATGAATCCAATTACAACTTTTTCATTGTAATCATTTGATTTTTTAAAGATACTGAAAAATCCCATAAAATAATTATTTAGTTTAGTTAAGATGTAACTAATTGGCTGTAACAAAATTTTCATAGTAACTCTTTTATTTCATATAAATAGCACAAAAAAAAGAGGCACAAGGCCTCTTTAATGTTTAAGTAAAGTCTGATTTATTCTTCAGAGTTTAACCCTTTTAATTCCTTTGGAAGGAACTCAGTATTCACATGGCCGCAGGCCTTGCACCCAAATACCGGAATGGGCATATAGGTTGTCTGTCCTGTTCCTGTTAAAAGTCCCGATGCCTTTCTAATGTGAAGAGCTTCTTCAAAGAAGGTGTGTCCACATTTCTCGCACTCCACCGGAAGTGTTTGATCAATCGATAGATTCATTCTTGGTTGTTGTTCCATTGCTGTTGTTTTTCTTTACTACATAACTCGTCTACCTTTACCTCCTCACCTGCAATTTGAAATACAGTGGCCGGGGTAAGGTTCGGACCTTTTTTGCATATGTCTGTTGCTCTTTCTAGAAGTGTTTTCATATTACCGGCACAATCTGAAGCACGAAGTATCTCTATGATGGTCATAGTACTTTTCTGATGTGTTGTAGTGGTAAACGTTCTACCTTCTTCTAGTAACTCTTGATATTTTTTTATTGAGTCTGACATATACTTTACGTATTATTTTTTCTTAGGGTAGTACTTTCTTTTTTTCTTTGGCTTGTCAATAGGGAACTCTGATTTAGTTTCTTTCTTAACTGGCTCTTCTACAATACCTTCTAGCACTGCCTCTACCTTTACTTGTTTAGGAGCTTTCTTTGCCACAATAGGACGTAAATCTTTATTGTACAATTCTTTAGATAGTTCTACTAATTCTTGAGCTTCTTTGTTGTTGTCGAAGTCCATTTTAAATTCTTTTAAGGTCTTTGTACCTCTTTGCATATAGTATGCAAGTCCTGCTGTTCCTGCTACTATAACTAACACTAAAATAATTGATGTTAAAATTGTCATATGTTTGTTTATTGGTTAAAATTTGCGCGTGACACCTTCGGTGAGGAGGTTTTGACGCCCCCTCCCCTCTCGGTCCCTTCTTATTTACT